GGGTGGATCGGGCCAGACTGCGGCCCGAGAAATTGCCCAGGGGTAGGTGGTGGCTCTCCCCGCCTGTAGCGGGGAGGACACCTACCCCTTTAGGGGGGACTTTTCTGAAATCTGAAATCTGGCGCAGGTCACTGATTTTGTTGAGCAAATCCAGATTGCGGAGCAGATTTCGGAAACACCCTTCCGAAATCTGGAAAGGACCTTCCAAGCTTCTGAAACCAAATGGTAAAAGCCAGATTTCAGATTTCGCCAGGATTTCAGATTTTGCAAAATCTGGCCAGATTTCGGACTTTGAACCGCAGATTTCGGAAGGCAAAACGGCGTGTTTCATCATGCGTCCTCCACGTCGCGATAGACCCAGACGGACGGATTTTCGACGGGTAGAACGGCACCGGTCTGCGGGCATTTGTAGTGACTGGGCAGGACGTCGATCAGCTCTGGTGTGACCTCTCCGGTCTCGGGATCTACCCGCTCCCGGCTGGTGGCCAGACGCATGGTTTCGACGCAGAGATAGCCGTATTTGCTCCGCTCAGCCGCCAGATCCAGCGCTGTCGCAGCGACCCCGCGGACGAACTTCACGTACCCTTTCGTGGTCAGCACGTTCAGCCGTTCGCGGATGATCGATTGCCCGCCAAGACCCCCGGTGTTCTCGAAGGTCTCCGCGAAATGGGTCATCGTGTACATCCGACCCTGAAGCGCTTCTTCGTACAGCAGACCGCAGATCACCTCCCCCTTGCGGTCACGTTCTGCGTCGTGCTTCGCGCCGACGTCCTGGCGCACCAGACGCTCGTTCATCGGGTTGATCTCGACCCATTGGCCGCCGACCTTGTCGATCACCTTGGGTGGCAGTGCGGGACCGTTGCGCAGCTCGATCTCCAGCTTTCGTTGCGAGCAATCCTCGTCGGGCCGGTGCAGGATCAGGCCGGAGGTGTAAAACCCGCGCAGCGCGCTGGCGCCGGAGAGCGCGAGGAAGGGATCGTCCTTTACCTGTTGCTTGCTCAGCTTCTTGGTGTGGTGGATCAGGATCACGCCGCAGTCGGGGTCGATATGGTCACGCAGAACCTCCACCCGTTCCTTCAGGAAGAACATCATGGCGGTGTTATCGTTTTCGCCGCCGCCATCGGGCCCGCCGTCAAACAGGTTCCGGATCGGGTCGATGCAGATGATGTCCACTGGCGCATCCGGGAAGGCCGTCTGCACGGCGCGGGCAACCCGAACGCTTCCCTCGTTGTCGAGCAGCATCTTGAGTTTCGGCGTGGCGACGAAGGTGTCGCGCGCAGCGGCCAGCACCTCTGGCGGCAGGGCGATCTGCTTCAGCCGCTCGCGCAGATAGTGATACTGGATCTCGGCCTGCAGATAGAAGACCCGCAGCGGCCGCGGCGGGGCGAAGCCTAGGAACGGCACACCAGCGGCCATGTGCACGAGCCAGGAGATCAGCAGGTCGCTTTTGCCGACCTTGGGCGCGCCACCCAACACCAGCAGCCCGCCGGGCGTCAGCACCCGTGGCGCAATGATGTCCTCGGGCATCGGGCTCTGGTCGTCCAGCAGCGCGCCCAGCGTGAAGGCGGGCATCTCCTCCGGCCCGGGTGCGCCGGAATCCAGCCGGATCAGAGGCGGTCCATATTTCTCAACATGCCGGTTCCAGAGCCGCTCGGACTCGCGTTTCAACCGTTCGACCGGCCATTGTGGCCGCAGCATCGCGGCGTTGTAGCCGCAGATGCCCTCCCAGCCATCGTCCTTTGTCATCCGGCCCTCGTGGACCATGCGGATGAAGTGACCGATCGCAGCGGACGCGCCCTCGAAGCGGGACCAGTCGTCTTGCGCGCCCTCGCGCACCGGGGTCACCAAAACATCGTCCATGGCGGGTTTGTTGGGATGCGTAAACTCGGGCTGCAGGGACACGCCCGGCGCGGGCGGCATGTCGGTGACGGCTTCGATGAACTCGGCCAGATCGCGTTCCCGGTCGGCGTTCAGCTCAACGATCCGAACCTGCGTCTTCAGGCTGTTCTTGTAATAAACGCTGCCTGCCACCCGGATCGGCTGGTGGGCTGAGCGGAAGTGCATGTCACCGCCGACCTTGGCCGCGATGTCACCGCGCAGACGGCAGACGCGGGCGATGTCGTCGCCCTCAGCGGGCTCGGTTAGCGTCCACCAGACATGGGCTTTGCGCTGCCCCTCAGGAGTCACGCCGCCGCTTTCCACGACCATGGTGGGCGACCCAAGGTGACGCTCCAGATGGGCACGCTTTGCGGCAATGTCGCCGGTGTCGAGATCGACGACCACGGTCTGCATCTGCAGGATCTCGGCGGCCTTGGCCTGCCCAGGCGCGGCTACGGTGCCGGGGATCACGTAGACCGCTGCGCCCTCCCGCGACGCCCATGTGGCGAAGGTCGCCATCTTCTCCGGCGCGGCCAGGTCGGCATCGAGCCAGATGTTATGCGGGCGGCCATCGATGCCCTGACCCTTGTCGATGAAACTGCGGACCGGGATCAGGCCGTCGCAATAGCCGAAGACGACCTGCATGAACTGGGCGATCTGCTCCGGATCGGGCTCGTCCCCGAAGACGTCGATTTGCGGGGCCGCGTCGTTGAAGTCGCGCCACGGGTTGAAATGGACGATGTTTTCCTTGGGCTCATCGGGCGTGGTGTCGTCGCGCATGGCTGGCTCCTGGTCGGGATCTGATGGATCAGTGGGCTCGTCGGTCACGCAGCCAATCCCCAACACCGCTCGGCATGGGCGCAGAACCGGCATTCGAAGAAATCGCGATTGGAGGTGATGCGGGGCAGCAGCTCGCCAGCGTCGGTGGCCTGCAAGATCCGCACCGCGCGGTCGGACATGCGCTGTGCCAGGTCGGCATCGAAGGGGACGAGCTCATGGTGCAGTTCGGATGTGTCCTTGTTGATGGCGGTGAACAGCGCCGGATCTGCAGAAATCCCGGGCACCGAAGGCTCCATGTAGGCCTGGTAGATGGCGATTTGCGCGGCGTAGACCGGCTTCGAGATAGCCACGCCGTCCTTGACGCAGGCGCGCCAGTTCTTGGCGTTCATAGTCTTGCATTCCCACAGCGCGGGCGCGCGCATGCCGAGCGCTGCCGGGGCATCGGCGATGATCCCGTCGACATGGCCCCGGATACGACCGCCTGCGACCGAGAAACCGAACTGGCCGCCATCCCGCTTTTGGGTCACCAGATCGATCCCGGCCGCGCGCAGCCAGCGGATCGCGAGATCCTCGATCTGGTGGCCGATGGCAAAGATTCGCAACGTCTGCCCACCGAAATCCGCACCCTCATCCTTGGGCGCACCGGCGAACTCGAACTGAAGCGCGCGTTCGCAAGCATGCCCGAGGCGCGACGCGCCGAGATAGGTCCGGGGCGGCGTGGCCTCGCGTTCGGCGATGAGGGCGGCGTCGACCAGCGCGTTGATCCGCTCGGCCGTCGACGGGCGATGATTGAAGTCCAGCATCAGAATGGCACCTCCGGTGTCTGGGCTCGGGCGATGTCCGCCATGGCCTCGCGGAAACCCTCGACGGCTTCCTCGATCAGGGCGCGCACCTGAGCCTCGGTCAGATCCGCGAATGCGGTCTGCCAGCCGATCTCGTCCATCAGCAGTGCGACGCGTTTCATGGTGGCGGTGACGCCGGCGCGTTCTTCTTCAGTCAGATCAACCATGGCAAAACGCTCCCGCGCCAAACGCGTCCAGAAGCCCTGGCAGGGCATCGAGCAGAACCAGACCGATGGCCGGGGCCGCGTCGACCGGACCGGATCGCGCCAGCCAAAACCACGCGTGGGCTGCCGACAGACAGCACAGAGCGTTCCACGTGGATGCCAGAGACGCTGCCGCTCCTCGGCCGTGATAGGGGTTGGTGATTTCATGGGTCATGCCGCCCTCCGTTCTGGGCCAGCCACCGCGTTTACGGCCGCCTGGATGGCGCGCTTGTTGAAGCCGAAGGTCATCAGGGCCGAGGCGCGATAGCGCGTCAGACCGAAGTCGTGACGGCATTCAGGCGGCAGGTATTTCAGCTGCTTGTCGGTCGGTGGTTGGCGCAGCCATCCTCGCGTCTTGAAGGCGCTTTCATCGCTCTCGTGGGTGTTCAGCCAGTCATCGGCCTGCGCAAGGCAGACGGCGCGTTCGCCGACGCCCAGCAAGCGTGGCCGCTCGCCCTTGGCCCCGCCAATGGCGTACCAGACGCCCTCCATCCAGAAGATGCCGCCCCAGGCGGTGAAGCCCGTGGCCATCAGCGCATCGTCCGTCCCAAAGAGATCGACCCATGCGAAACTGGACCGTTTCAGCAAATCGATCTCGGTCATGACAAAACCCGAGAGCGGCACTGCGTCCGCGCCGGTCTCGCCTTTGTCCTGCAGGAAAACCTCACCGCAGAGCGGGCATTCGGTGGCGGCGAGCGGGATTTCCGCCGCGCAGGCCGGACAGCATTTGGTAGGGGCTTCACCGGTGCCGATCTTGCCATCCAGATCGACATCCTGCTCCAACGTGCCGTGGATCAGGCTCGACGTTCCGAAGTCCAACACCACGCAGTCGGTCTTGACGACGCCGGGATGTTCCTCCGGATCCACGGTACGCAAGCCCCGCCCGACCATCTGGATCATGGTGGATTTGTAGGAACTGGGCCGCAACAGCACGACGCAGGACGTTGGCGGATGATCCCAGCCTTCAGTGAGCACGGCGACGTTGACGACCACGCGGATACCGCCCGACGCGTAATCGGCAAGGATGGACTTGCGAGTCTCGGCCGCCAGATCGCCGTGGACCAGCGCGGCCGTGATCCCCGCAGCGTGGAAGGCCTCGGTCACATGGTCCGCATGGGCCACCGTGGAGCAGAACACAACGGTCTGCCGACCCCCCGCTTTTTCGGTCCAGTGGCGGATCACCTCGTCGGTGACAGGCGCGCGGTCCATGATGTCCGCCACCTCGGTCATGTCGAAATCGGCACTGATCTTGCGGACCGATTTCAATTCTTCCTGCACGCCCACATCGATGACGAAGGTCCGTGGTGGCACGAGGTGACCTGAAGCGATCAACTCGCCCAAACGCACCTGGTCGGCGACATTGTCGAAGACCTCGCGCAGCCCTTTGCGGTCGCCCCGGGTCGGCGTTGCCGTCACCCCGAACACCCGGGCGTCGGGATTTGCATCGCGCACCTGGTCGATGATGCGGCGGTAGCTGTCCGCCACCGCGTGATGCGCCTCGTCGATCACCAGCAGATCAAGGCGCGGCATGTCGGCCAGGTTCGATGCCCGCGCCAGTGTGGGCACCATGGCGAAGGTGACATCGCCGCCCCAGGATTTCTCGGTCGCGTCGATCACTGAGGTGGCTACGCCCGGCACCACGCGCTGGAACTTGGCACGGTTCTGCGCCGTGAGTTCGTCGCGATGGGCCAGAACACAGGCCTTGGCACCGTCACCGATCAGTTGTCCTGTCACAGCGGACAACATAATCGTCTTGCCCGAATTGTGGGTGAGCGTGAAATCCCCCATCAGGTAGCGATGG